AAGCCATGCTTTCCATCCAGTGGCAGCTACGGTTTCTCCATTTTTCAGCGTGACACCAGAACCGCCTAAACCAAACAAGCCACCCGGTGTACTTGTCGGTCCAGATGGTGTTTTCGGTTCAGTTTGTTGCATTTTTCGCTTTACGCTTTCTGGTAACCAGATTTCTTTATTACCTGTCGGATTTGTTCCCGGTATTGTAGAATTTCCGTTTCCAATTCCTCCGTTCACATTTACAACTGCCGCGGACACATTAATTGTTCCAATAGAATCTCCCAAAGGATTTGTTTTTCCTCCACCTCCAGAACCGCCAGTGATCAGATCGTATAGACTTTTTCCACCTTTAAACAGCTTTAGCCCTCCAGATAATCCAAGAAATCCAGCTAAATAATCTTCGATACCAGCTTTATCTCCGCCTGGTAACAGATCCTTAAGAGATTCCTTGAACCAGTTTCCACCAGCTTTTGCAATATCTTTTCCAATCCCAGTAATCTTTTTAACGATCGCCGGTCTTCCTTTAGAATCCCACCACTTAGAAAACGGATTTACAATCAGTTCATCCCAAGCAATACTAATCTTGCCACCGATTGAAGCATTTTGGAATTTTGGCATACTAATAAGATCGTCGATCTTATCTCCAGCCTTTTCAAGTCCCTTGAATACAGATGTACTTGCATACTCTCCAAGTTTTTCAAGTGATGTTCCAGCTTCTTTTAGTTTTGCATCGGATTTATCAAGATAGTCTGCAAATTCTCCTAAACCTTTCGTTGCTCCCTTCTGGAGACCTTTTCCCCATTTAGAAACAATGTTTATGTCGAACGTATCTTTAATATTTGACATTAATCCAGAAACCGTCGAATTAGATGTTTTGTCCATCATTCCATCAAATTCTTTCAGCCCATTAAGGATTGTCTTAACTGCTTTGTCTCCACTGATTTCGCCCTTTTGAGACATTTCTCTGATCTGGGCTATGGATTTACCCTCTGCATCAGCAAGATACTTCCATGCGTTTATGCCGACATCTGTCAGCTGATTCATGTCCTCTGCGTTCAGCCTTCCGTTTGTTTTCATCTGACCTAAAGCTCTGGATACTCGAGAGATACCCTCTTCTCCAGCTCCAAGTGCTGCGGATGCATTACCGATCTTTGTTAGATCCGGAATAATGTCTTTATCAGAAAAACCATAAGCCAACATCCTTTGAGCATTTGATACTACGGCCGATGTGTCAAACGGAGTAACAGATGCAAATTTCTTCGCACTATCCATAAACTTCGTAGCTTTCTTTTTAGATTTCAGCATTGTTTCAAAGCCAATTTGATCTGTCTGAAATTCGTCTGCTAATGATACTGGATCAGCTATCAATTTCTTTGTAGCAATTCCAGTTATAACTCCACCAGCCAAAGTTTTTAGTGAAAATATAGAATTCTTGATCTTAGATATAACACTTGGGATTTTTTTGATCTGACTTGTTACCTTGTCATCGATTTTTAGGACTGCTGAAAAAGTCTTTCTACCAAAACTCATACCAGCACTCATAGCTTTTTTGATCCCTGCTGTTGCAGTGTCTTTTAATCCAAGTTTTGGAGTCCAGGTCTTTTTACCGAGCCCGTCTCCCTTTTTACCAAACTTGTCGAGGACTGGACTTGCTTTATCTTCAAGTCCTAATTTTGGCTTTGCACGCTTCTTTCCAAGCTTGTCCATCTCTCGTGATGCTTTCTCTGCATTCTTCCCTGTTTGCTGTAGGCCAGAAGATGCATGGTCGGAATATTCCGATACAACATCGATCACAATTTCTTTGTTTGCCATTTATGCATCTCCTCCTTCCATAGCTTTTAAAATTGCTGCAAAAATAAAAGCCCTCTCTCCTTCAGGAAGATCAAGGGCTTGTGATGGTAACATTCCAGTCCGTAAATAATTTTCTGCAAGCATAGAAGCTAACGGACTGGATTCAATTAGTTTTTTGCGTAGTCAACTACACTAACACCGCCTCCAGATAAGTTATCAATAGCATCGCTGACAGCTTCAAGCTCTCCAGCTGTTAACACCTCTTTGATAATTTCGTTCTGTGTCATAACCATATGACCAGCTTTCTTTAATCCTTCTTTCAGCGCTGAATTATCCCAGAATTTCTTTCCGTCAGTCGCTACTGTTGCAGTGTAAATCTTCCATGCCATGTAATCAGCTGTACTTACTTCTTTCTCAACGAGAGGAAGTGAAGCTCCGCCTGGGTTTGCCATATAAGTTGTAGCTTTCTTTCTACACTGTGCAATTTCATCGAAAGATAATGGTCGGACATTAAATTTAAACAATGTCTGTCCATTTCTTGTAATATTCAATGGCTGCTGTACTTCTGTTTTATACTCTGCGGCTTTTAAAAGACCCGTGATCAGATCCATTTCATTATCTTCGGTTACCGTAACATTTGTTTCTTTCTTTTCTGCCATTTTATTTTCCTTTCTTTATGCTGCTAATGATTTAATGCAGTCTGGTACGCTGTTAACAATGAACTGCATCTGTCTCTTAATAACCTCTCCAGGTTTAACATCCAGAATATTTGTATCTCCGTCAAGAATACATTCATCCAGTAAGAATTTGCTTTCCCCACCTTCCAGTGGTTCTGTTGCACCACCTTGGAGAGAAAAAATAGGAAATTTCCCACTTTTGATTGCATCCAAGATTGGAACAATTGTAAGATCGTCTCTTACTACAGCTTCCGTGAATGATGCTGTAAATTTAACACTGTCCGGAACTCCATACGTCTGGACATCTCCAGCCGGATGAAAATCTACATTAGAAACATTCATCCCGATAGAAAACTCTTCCACGGATGCAAACCAGATGGAAACTCCATCAAGTGTGATAAAAAGCTTTCCGTCTTTTCCTGTCATCAGTTTTCTAGTATCAAAACCTTTTCCACTCATTTATATAACACCTCCTACTGTGCGATATACTGGAACTGATATGTTAAGTAGATCTTTTCCATGCTGTCAACGTCATCAATGCGGATAATAAAGTATGCATAATCCGCTGCATGTGGATTTTCTGTATCCTCATAAAATTCGTAGGTATCTAAGATCTTTCCTTCTCTGTTCATTTCAGCCAGTACTTTTTTAGCTTCCTGAATTACATTATCAACGCCTGCTGCATTGTTGCTGATCTTACCGATCAATGGTTCTAATGTACGATTGATACGGTCAAAAGCTTCATAACGGACAGCTGTACGTTTGATCTTCTTCCATCCTTCGTCATCGTCCTCATCCAGAACTGTATATGTGTTCACTCCTGAATCAAACCAGACCTGTCCTTCCTGTCCTTCTGACAAAAGAAGCAATCCAGATTTGATCGCATCGACATATTGTTCATTCGTCAGCTGTTCAATGCATGACTCCGCATCTGGAATCTCTGTATGTACAATTGATGTACTTGAATCTTTGCATCCAATCACACCTGCCTGAACTGCTGCCGCAAGGTATCCTTCCACCCTATCTCCGGCAGTATTATAATATCCGCTACCGCAGTAAATAAAATATGGTGCATTATAGGATTTTGCATTCGTTTTTCTTGTAGCAAGTGACTTTCCTGCCGCTTCTCCAAGTACGCAAACACCCAATGCACCGTTTGAATGGATTCTTTCCATGTATGTCTTCGCTAATGCTTTAACATCTTCTTCGACTGTATCAAGCACCAGTACATTCCAAGCATAAGTTTCGAATGCATTAAACGCATTGCTGTAATCTTCTGTTGTGACTGCCGGTGCTGATCCACCAGCCAAAGCCTGCTGTGCAACCGTCTGCATGATCCCGGATGCTCCAGAAACAAGTTCTGCGGATAAATACTTGCTGTCTTTCATTGCTTCCACCAGATTTGCAGCCTCATTTACATCCGCACCAGCGATAAAGCTTACTTTCTCAACAAGTGTTGCCCCATTGTAAACGGAACACTCTTTTGTCGTTTCATCTCCTAATTTCTGTTTTACAGTTACGGAGAATTTCAAAGCGGTTGGATATTTTGTCTTTAATGTAACTGCATTTGTGTCTGTGGTTGTCTGTAAGGACAGGCTTCCTTCTTTACCACCAGTTCCAAGACGGTAAAGATATACCGTGTTAGCACCTGCATCAAACAGTTTTACCGCTGCATCGATCGTTCCACTCTCCATATAAAGTGAAAGAAGATCGGTCTTTGATGTGATCTTCTGAATCTCTCCAACTGGACCAAAATCTGCATGAACCGGAATACAGAAAACTCCGTTCATTGCGGATGCTACACCATTATTTGTGATCTGCTCATGTCTGCGATAAACTCCAGCTCTTTCCTTTTTCTCGCCTTTTAAAAATAATCCGGACAAGTTCTTATACCTCCTTCTTCTTAAATGTATCTACAAGTTTCTTTGCTGTGCTCTGCGTTGCTTCTTTAACACCTGCCCTTGCAAATGCTGTTCGGATAATATCTTGTGATACTCCTAACACCTGTGGATTTTCTACATATTCATCCACAGTATAAGTAACTTCTGGCACTGTTTTTGTTTCGTCTTTCTTTTCTGCCATTGTTTCCTCCTAACTTATCGTAATTGTCTTTAATTCATCGACTGTTTCAACATCTCGTAGCTTTCCGTACTGACCTCTTACCGTTACCTGTCCATCTTTTAATGGATCAAGTTTCGTGCTGTATGCCAGCTGATTTACAAAAAACGGCGATCCATCATTCATAACGAACCGCTCTCTTTCCTGTAAATCTTGCAGCAAGTTCATAACAAACTGATCAGCATTTACATCCGATCCGGAGATCACATGTACCTTGATGTTGTTTGTAAACCATGTACAAGCATATGTCGATGGGAACGTTCCTGGCTGCATAGAATCCAGTCTAGTATAAACAACCACTTCTTCATCATCCGGCTTCCAGATTTCGTCAAGTTCCGTGTTATTGATCACTGTCACGTTCCAGTTCTCATCAATGTGCTTTGCCAAAGAACCGACTGCATCCAGCGGAAGGTATGAATGTTTTGGAAAAGCATATGCATCGAATGTCAGCACTGATCCACATACTTCTACATCCATTTGCCCTTCGATTGCTTCCTGAAATGATTCTGACTTTCTCCATACAAGAGAAATCGTTGTATCTTCATCGGTCAAGAAAACTCCTTCAAACGCTTTTTTCAGGATCTTCTTCGCTTCAAGCAAGTTCTTATATCCTTGATTATTAAACAGATACGCTATTGCAATCTCCATCGTTCCAGAAACCTTACGCTCTGAATCATCTTTCAGATTCAGCCCATAGATGATACGCCCATACTGCGAACCATCCCACCTTGAATCAGAATCATCAGGTGCCTGATCCAAAAATTTTGAACGCAGCCAATCCGTTAATATTCAGGCTTTTTAAATACTTGTAAATTATTTCTTTCATAGAGTTACCTCAAAATCTGAACCGAAGATCTTTACAATCTCCGGCTCTGCTTTCTTCTTAATTGGATCAATAAATGGTCGTTTTGCCATCTTTTTTGTGCCACCTTCCAGCCATTCAGCGTGTTTTGAATTACTTTTTATCCGGCTTGTAACTTGATCTCCTTCAATCAGAGTTTGATCATCCCAGTCCTGACGTAACTTTCCAGACTGTGGTGCTGGTGTTTCTCCCGGTGCGGATGATCTATTCGGAAGCCGTTTGTATTTCTTTCCAGAACCGCCTTTCGACAATACTTCGATCTCAATATTTCTAAGGGTGTTTGTTGCCATTGCACCCTTTCGCATCATCTCTCTTTTGATACTTTCATCAAGATTCTTTGCACATGCTTGAAATTCAGCTTCTACGCCCATCTGTATCACTTCTTTCTAATACATAATAGATGGAAAACTGCCCTGTTCCAGCTGGATCTTTTGTACCCTTCACGATAAACTTACGATCATGGCACGGATCATCGCCAAGCAGTAACACATCGTTCTTACTTAGCTTAACCACTGGATGGTAAGACACAATCGTATGACTGATCGGAGTCTGGTTTTGTTTCCAGATTTCCATTGTCTTCATATCTGCTTCGGCTAGTATACCGTCTATGATCGCATCAGGGGCTTCTTTTTCATCGCCCTTTACAACCATGCCATCGTCCATGACTTCTGTATCCTGCCAGTAAACACGGAAAGACTGCATATATTGATATGGTCTACCGATTGATGTCATTTTCAAAAGCGTCCACCTCCAGGATGATTCATCATACCAACGTAAAAATACTCTCGTTTTTCATTCTCATACGGCTTGATTCCAACACTGGAAGATGCAATTTCTTTTTTCAGATCATCATAAAGCTGTTTCCAGAAATTCATTCGATTACCAAAATTAAAAGAGACAGGACCAACACTGTTGTCTACGTCCTGCCCGTATTTGAACATCATATGTTCTAGCAATTTCAGTTTTGCCATCTTAAAATTGTCTGGATACTGCTCTAATACAGCTGTGATCTCTTCATCGGAAAGTGCAGCTGACATTTCATCCTTTGATACATCAGTATCCGCCAATTCGAACCGCATCTTCATAACATCATTTGTATTGATCTCATCTGGAAAATAGTTATACGTCATTCTCCTCGCCACCTTCCGGCTGTTCTGCTGGTTCTTCGGTTTCTTCTACTGCTTCTGATTCCTGATTAATATCAGTATCAACGGAAAGATCAGCAAGTCTTGTTTCAACTGCTGCCTTAATTCCTTTTCTGGAATCAATCTCATGTAACAGCTGTAAGATCGGTGTATCTTCCTCTGTCATGGTCGCAATCTCAATTTTTGCCTCTTCCATTGTTTTCTGAATTGTGGCAAAGAACTGTAATAACTGCTGTGCGTTCACTGCAAGCTCGTGCTTAGATTGTAATAAAGGAATTGATAAAGTGTTAGGGTTAACATTCAAATCCTCTGCATACGCTCCATTTACGCTCGCTACTTCTGCAATGTGTCCAGACTTCTTTAAAAAGAGAGAGCGTCGTTCATCTACGACACCCTCTGGAATAGTCTCTCCGATCTTATACTGCTTTCCGCCAAAATTAACTGGCTTAAGTGCAACATAATTCATATAAAGCACCTCCTACTCAGATACGCAACCACTTAAGAACGTTGCAAGGTCATCGGAAGTCTTTTTCATGTCTGTTGCCATAAGTCCTTCGATGAACTCTGAATGTGATCCTCCTGGTCCATCATACTGTGATGTAGCCATCCACTGTCCATTTCCAAGCATATCCCATGTATAAATATATCCGGCAGATGGTTCTTCAAGATCTACTTCTTTCGGTGCATAAGTTAATAATGCACTGTTATCGTCGAAGACAAATTTCATATCGGCTTTCTGACCGATTTCTGCTGCATTATAAGTTGCATACAGAACTTTTACTTCTTCCAGACCAAGTACAGCTGCAATTACCTGTTCGTTAACAAGTGCTGGATTCGGTGTTGACCCTGAACCTGTAACTCTTTCTAAGAACTGCGGATGATTTTTGATTGCCTTATACGCTCTGTATCCTAAGCATAATTTGTTAGGCATTCTACGTCCGTTTAAAAGGATTTCTTTCTTCATCTCATCAAACTGACCTACGATGTCCGCGTTTGCATCATCAAAATGCACAAACTGTTTAGATGTTGAAGCTGTTGCTTCTCCTGTCTTAACATTTGCCCATGCGTCAGCATTGAAAAACTTGTTTGCAAAGACCATATCAAGGTGCAGATTCATCTGTTCTGAAACCTGTTTTACCTTTGCACGTCTCGGATCAATCGTTGCTGGTGCTCCAGTTCTCTGGTAATCCAGAGCTGTGATGTTATCTACTCCGACGATGATCTGATCTACCTCACATTTGTAAGTATCATCTGAATGAGAGAATACAGCCGGATCTACTGCTCCGAACTTAGGCTTTCTCTTTACCTGGTCTTTCGCGATCTCTTCTTTGTTGAAGATATAGTAGCTTCCAGTGCTTGCATGTACTGGAAGAATTGGAAAGATGCTTGGAGCAACATTCATTCCAGGTGCCTGAAAATAGCTCATTGCCATATTGGTTAAGTAATAGTTTGGTCTCCAGCCTTTCGCAATATCAACTGCGATTGCTGCTGCGTTGTTATGTCCTGTGTTCATTTATTTCATTCCTCCTTTATTTACGCTTCATATCCAGCATGGATGATCGCAACGTTTACGATGTCTCCTTTTGCTGTCGCTGGTGTCAGTGCCATAGCTAAGATGTACTGCCCTGTTGTTGCCTTCTGGCATAATCCCTCTGCATCAACAGCAAGGAAATCTCCAGCCTCAATCTTTGCACCAGCTGCCCACATGCCCTGATTTCTGATCTGAACAGTAATATCATCGCCTTTGGCTACTGTTTCATCTCCAAGAAGCACAATTCCTGTTGCTTCCTTTCCGGCTTCAGGAATTTTTGCTCCATCTTTTGTTAATAAAACCGCTACGGCTGTTTTGAGTTCTGCTCCAGCTGTAACATTGATCACTGGACTTCCACCAGTTGGATTGTATTCATATGTTCTGTTTGCCATCTTCTCTGTACCTCCTTTCTTATTTATCGAACATTGCTCTTAATTCAGGATCATTCTGCATAACGATATCCTGTGCCTGTGCATCAGTAAGGTTTGGCATAGACTTTTTGATCTCTGCTACCTTTGCGTTCATCTTTGCAACACCTTCTGTATCGTCATTTCCTGTGTGAGCTCCACCAGATTTACCGATTTCCTCAAACAGACCTGATTTCTGAATTACCGCAAGGTTGTTATCCATGGATGCAATGAAGTTGTTATACGCTTCATCGGATGTTGCTTTCATGGATTTCAGAACTGGCACTAATTCCTCTGCTTTTGTTCCTAAGAGTTCATACTTCTTAGCAACTTCTTCTAAGGACTTCTGTTCTGCTTCCTCTGCTCTCTTCTGGATTGGTTCCATGATCTTCTTCATCATAGAAGTGAAGTCCTTTGTAACACCTTCCATTGCTTTATTCACTGCTTCCTGAACCTGTCCATCAATATCAGCTCTTTTTGCAGTATCCTCTTTTTTTGCATTTGCATCATCCTGTAATGCTTTTAATGCTTCTTTCTTTTCTTCCTCTGTCATGTTTGAAATATCAAATGCCATTTCATTCTCCTTTTCTTTTTTTTCTTTGTTAATAGTTTCTGGATCACAAGATTTTTCAATGACTTCTTGCATTTTTGCGATCTCAAAGTCATCTGCAACAACAGTATCTTCTTTATCCGTTGCTGCACGTTCTAATTTGATCCAAGACTTGGATGCATCATCCGAAAATGCCTTAAACTGATCAATGCTCTGTGCGATTGCTGCCTGTTTATCCTCACACTCTTTATCGAGTAGGATTGATACAATCGACTGTTCCAGAGAGTTGCAGGCATTCCAGATCTGATCCCTCACGTCGTAGATCTTCTTTTCATTCATTACATCATCAAATGATGTTGCTTCATCTTCCATGGACTTTCTGACATCTTCTGAATTTACTCCTAAGCTGTCACAAAACGCATTAAAGAATCGCTTGAAAAAGTTTCCCTTCGGTTCTTCTGCACCTCCTCTCTTTTTAATCAGGATATTTGCTTTCTGATCTGCTCCGATGTCTACTGCATCGATCTTTTTTACTTCCAGATCTTCCAGCTTTGTCTTTCCTTTTGTTTTCATGTTTCCTCCTTTCTAACGACACTTTTTCGAGTTTTGAAACGTTTTATTGCGTTTTTGATACGCAAAGTGCAATTTTTGATACAAAAAATAGACCAATTTGCATTTTTTACAAAATTGGTCTATTTTCATTTCAGATTTCACTTAATTTTAGAATAAATTTCAGTTTCTCATTTCAGATTTTACTTCTTCAATGATCTTCTGAATCTTTCTTTTATAGTTCTTGTTCCCTGTCAGCCTTATGTGGCTTTCCAAGGTCCTTAAATTTCTTGACGTTGGAACTCTTCTACGTTCCACGTTCTTCTTGATTGCGATCGCAACTCTTTTATTCCTACAGTGCGTATGATGCAATTCAAAGCAATCAGGATTGTACACGATCCATTCATCCTGTCGGTGTGATTTCTTAATCTTAAGAATGAGATCATCTCCTAATCTGCAAACATCCAGTCATTCGCTAACATATCAGCTTGGCTCGCTAACCATCCCATCTGTACACCAGACGTGCCGATAAACGCAATTGCTTTATTTCCAATGTCATTGTGATCACAATTAACAATTGTTCCGTCTGCTGCTGTGTACGAAATACATGTTGCAAGCTGAATATACTGTTTCTTTCCATTCCATCCTTTTCGTGCAACCTTAAGTCCTCTCTTTAAATACTTAATAGCGTTGGAAAAATCAAAATATGCTGCACCACCTAACTCTGGGCAATTTTCTTCATCTGCGATCATCCATTCATCAGATGTAATATTTCCGAATGTATATTCAGGACATTTTGTTTCTCGAATATCAATGTCTTCGCCATCTTTCGTATGCATCATAATTGATTGCTTTTCTACATCCCAGAACCAATATCCGCCCCATGATGGTAGCTTCACTTTTCCTCCGGATTTCATAATTTTGAATGCATCTCTAAATTCCATTATTCGTCCTCCTCAACTTCAATACGCTTCGCTTTACCCTCAATACTGAACATCGTATAAGTTCCGTCCTTGATCTTTGCCCAAACATCATCGTCTGTGATGTGGAAACCAACCCACCAGCCTTCAGGCAACGTACCTTCCTCTATACCGAGAGTTTTCATCTTTTCCTTAGTGAATATAATACTCTCGATTAAAACGCCTGCACCGCCTCGCTCGTGCATCTCTCCGGCTTCACGATAGAACTCTACATAGGTATATGCTGTCTGTTCTAGTTCTTCCGGATCAATTAAATCGTTCTGGCGGTCAATCAGCTGATTTCCATTCTCATCGACTGCAATCTTGGCCCATCCAAAGACGTACTGCTTTTCTTCGTCCTTCTTAGTAATATCTACTCGATTCAAGGACTTTCGTATACTGTCCTGTGTCTGTGCTGGGGATCGTATATAATCGTTAAAATATCTCATGCTTCCTCCTTCTTATACAGCCGATCAAAGTCATTCTTACGAACTACATTTAATCGACCGACTGAATCTTTTACAACATAGTCTCCTATTCTTGCAACAAGTCTGCTGCCTTTATATCTTCGTGCATTAAAATAGACCGTGCATCCTATAACGGCTGTTGCTCCGTCTTTCTGTACACGATCTATCATAATTTCTTCGGTATTCATTTTCTTTGTGAACCAGTCAGGGGCGATCATATCAATATCAGGTGTGATCTGCACTGCCTGAACTGTCTGCTCTATTGCTTTGTACTTCATCATTCTTCTTTCTTTGCATATCGTCCAGTTCCATTTGCATAATGGATTCCGTCACAGATTTTCATAGTTACTTCTAACATCCCTAAAGGTTCAAACTGCCTACGAATATTTCTCGGAATTGTCTTATCCTTTAACCATTCATGCATGTCGTCCAGTAATTCAAACCATTCTTGTTCGTGTTCTGATACATCCATATCTTGTTTCATTAGCTGATCGAATCTTTCTTTTAATTCAAGATGTTTTTCCATTTTCTAAAGCCTCCATCCAGTGCGATACCTTCTGATAATCTTCAATATTTCCTGATAACATCATTTTATCATAGATCATATTATTCAGCCAGTCATACCTATCTGGTAACGGAACAGAAATAAGCTTCATTGCAAAATCATAATCATTTTTAAATAACCCAGCAACTTTATTTATATTTCTTAAAGCTTCTGTCATATGATCGTACTGTGATTCAAGAATTTGTATATTCTCTTTCTTGCTAATCTCCTGTGCTGCAAACTGTACCGAACCCTCTTCCATGTTCTCATACTGTTTATACATTTTATGATCATATTTTGTAACTGATCTAGCGTGTAACTGTTCATGTAACAAAATATGTGGGGCTGTTTCATGTCTGGTTATAATATCTCCGTTCCACTGGATACCATAAACACCAGAATCATCATCAACTACGACCTTTCCACTCCATGAGCTTTCAAGATCAAGATGTTTGTCTGCAATCTCTGACATTTTATTAGCATGGGTTTCTATTTCCTCTGTGCTGTACTCTCTCAGTTCATCTTCTTCTGTTTCATACTCTGCTGCCATGGATTTTGAATTGACATACATCACACAGCATTTACACCTCGGATGAAGCGGAGGAAGTAGCTTACCTGGGGCAAATTCTTCGTCCATTCCAACAACTTTTCCGTTCAGTTCTCTACATGTGCTGCATGTATTCTCACTGTCCGTTGCGGACCATTTTTTGTCCTGTGGTGGTAATATACCCTGATCGACAAGATTCTTTGTATGCTGGTATCTGCCATACTCATAGGCAAATGCTCTTTCGGTCTGTGCGATCGTCTTTGCTCTTTCTCTGAGCTGACGTTCTGCATACTTCATCTGCTTGTCTCTTGCCATCTGTTCAATCTTTTCTGGCTTTGTTCTTGGGTGTTTCTTCTCCAACTCTGCCTTGATCGTCTCATAATACTTCATAGCTGCCTGAGTCTGTGGCTTTGTTAAACCAATACAGGGACGGATAAACCTTGCAAGCTCATCTGTTCCCATATGTTTTCTTATTCCGATATCGATCATTGACTGAATTGCATCTTTCTGTACTCTTGTACAATTCGTTACAAGCTCAGCTGTGTGATTTTCCAACCAATCAGATACCGCCCAATGATCTGCATCAAATTTATATCCAATGTCTATTCCTTTGTGCTGGTTTTGATTTTTAGCACCAGCTTTCATTGCTTTAACCATCTCTGGTGCAATCTTATCATGAACCAGTTTTGAATAATCCTGTTGCCATTCTTCTACAGATTTCTTGGAGATCACACCAGCCTGAATAGCTTCTCTGATCTCTTTAAATGTAAAAACCGTCTGCTGATCCTTCCAATACCTGACCAGCAAGCGTGTTAATTCTGGACTGCTGCTATTAAGAAACCTCTCTAATGCTTCTTTCACATCATTTGGCTTCATCGATCCACGCTTCTTAACCTTTCGGAATAGGAACATATAATCAGCTCCTTCCTAATCGTTTCTTGGCTTCCTGTACCTTTCCAACATCTTCGGCAACGTCCTGATTGTCCTCTGGGTGTACATTATTTCCCTGTGATCCAAGATCATTTGTCTGCTGATCTTCTCTATCAGGATCAATGAACCTTTCATCCTCAGATACCTTTGGTGGCAAATTACCAGCCTCTCGAACATATGTTTCCAGTTCGTCGTCTGGGATCAATACACCAGTGCCAACCATTGCCTGAATGTACTGTGCTAATTTGTTCATGTCGATTTTTTCAATATCTCCGTGAACCATCTTCGGGTAGTCTGTGATCCCCTTGAAATGTTCTCCGTTTAGATCAATCAATCTTGGGATCGCTTGGTTATTAAACGCTTCACAGATAATGTCAAGGTATGATCCAATCGCTACAGCAAATAACTCTGTCTTATCATCGGACAATGCAAATGATCCAGTGTGTTCATGCCCCAACAGAATAAAATCCGCAAGCGTTGTCATTGCTATGCGGCTATCATAACGAGTTATGATCTCGTTCGTATCAATCTGTCTGCTTCCACCTGTGGAAACAAGCTCGAACTTAAATCCCGGTGGTAACACGATTCCAGCACTTTTGTCTTGTCGGACATTCTTTACCAAACTATAAGCCCATGCTAACAATCTTGCACCTTCGGGATCATCTGGATTATACAAGTCAACACCTTCTGGTGGTGTGACCATCGGTATACCAGCGAGATCTCTTTCAATCCCAATTCCCTCAAATTCCTGAATACCTTTCTTGAAGTACCAGGAACGATAAGCATTTCTCAGGATACTCCTTCCTTCTGGATTTCCTTTTCTGGATCGGGTTCTGAAATGGATTGCCTTTTCCAGCGGAATCGTATAAAGTCCAAAATTTGGCGGTGGCATCTGCGTCATGCCAATAAGATTGTCTTCATCGTCATACTCCCATTGATACAACGAATCCTGTGATCGGATAGGAAGCTTTCTCCATCCAATCAAACCATCGTCATATTTGCTGTTCGTCTTAGGGTTTCCTGTTCGCCCTGATCTCCTCTTATATACGATCTCATGATATGACCAACCATATGTAAGGAATGATAATATTTCCGATACTGTGTCAGTCCATGTGCTCTGCATATCATCCATGCAAGACTCAACGAACTCCGCTGCCTCTATATCCTTTTGATCGTCTCCCTGTGGCTCTACGGAAAACTGTGCCTGTCTAAGCAATGTATCTAACGCAAATATGATTGCTCCAATCACATCGTCGTTAGATTCCATTTCTGTATATACCTTTACTCCTCGTTGTCCTCTCAGCTCTGGGAGAAATTCTTCGTAAAAGCTACCGCCCCACCGATTTTGACCGATGCGACCTATTTCATCATACAATGCTATTTCACCTCCAGTAACTATCTTTTGTTCCAACATCACTTCCTGGAACACTGATTGGTTTAATTTTGTTTCTGTAGCAAGATAAAACAACAGCATCTGCCCGGTCCGGAGACTCTCCGATGCGTTCTTTCATTGCTTTTTTTGATTCTAGTCGTATCTTCCCTGATGAACTAAGATCATATTTTCTCGCACTTAATTGTGCGATAAGCTCTGTATCATTTGGTAATACTGCTTCTTTTTCTTCTAACATATCTCTTAATATGGACCATGCATAAGATGTGATATCATGATATTTTTCTGCTGCTTTCTTGTCTGGAACGGCAGCAGAAAAATTAACCGGAACGATAACTACACCAGATAGCTTTCCTTCCGATTTTAATTCATTCAAACGATCTGTTACTCCTCCACCAAGACCAGTATCATCTATGATCACATATATTGTTTTTTTATATTTAAACTTTTCCTTGATATTCCTACACTCTACAACAACATCTCCTACAGTTTTCATTAGATCTTGACCATGCCTAATCTTTTCTAGTGTGATCTTGTTATTCATATTTCTTGCGATCACTGTGTCATCATCACCAAAACGGGCCACATCGACTCCCAAAGTGCAAATATCAGCTGGTGGTATCTCTTCCAGGATGATCGATGCTTCCAACATTTCCAAAGGCATATAAACATCATCATCCTGTTTAGGAAACAATCCTTTTACTCTGACTCTGACAACATTACTTTCTTCTCCATATTTCCTGATCAGAGAATCAATGTTGTCCTTATTAGTTCTTTTAGACTCTGCGGAGTTTACAGTGATGCAATAATATAATTTACGATCCGATGTATGGCTGTCGTAAAATGTACCGCTTGCTTTTGTCGGGTTTCCACAAAGTAGCAATTTATTATTTGATCCTGTCAGAGTACCTAAGATTGCTTCCATGATCGGATCTGCAACACCAGAAGCTTCATCAACGATAAATAGCATATTATCCTCATGGAATCCTTGCATATTTTCTGGAGTGGTTGCTGTTCTTGCTACTGCATACCAACGTTCTTTGCTGCCAATCATAGATATTTTTGTTTTGGTCCACTGTAGTATCTCCTTCAATAACGGAGATTTACTTTGCCACTTTGAAACCTCTGCCCATAGAACATCGTTCAACTGGTGCAGTGTTGGGGCTGTTGCAACAACTCTTGCATTCTCAAAACAGCTTAAAAACCATAACAATGTTGCGGCTTCAAATCCTGTTTTTCCAACACCCTGTCCGGATTTTATCGTTACTTTTGAATTATCTCTTAAAGCAAATGCTGCTTCTTTTTGCCATTCATCTGGATAAAAAAAAAGAACTTCTTCAAAAAATTGAACTGGATTCTGCTGCCATAAAGGAATACTCTCTACAAGGAAATCATGTAATACTCTATCATCCATCTGATTCCCTCGCTTTTTTTACAGCATCCATCCAAGATTGAACTGCATCTTCTCCTGTATCAGTTTCACTGTGTCTGATTTGTTCTGTCTTAGCTCTGATCTGCTCAATCTTAGCTTTCTGTTCAACTGTAGCAATATCCATATGATCTGCAAGCCATTGTAAAGCTTTCATCTTATCAACCAGCTTAATACTCGCTCCGTCTTTTCCTTGCTTCACTTCCGTGATCAACGTTCCATCAACATCTTCAGATTGTTTGAATTTCACAGTATTGACTTCTTTTTCGAGAACTTCTTTTTCTCCAGTTTCTTTGTTTTCTACCATTACTGGACCAAAAGCACCCATAACTTGAATATTTTCTCGCCCAAACGATACATAATCTGTCACATCTGCAAACGCAATATCCATGTACTTTTGAAAGATATCTTCCTGCTTTAACAGTTCCCTGTTCATATGATTCTGCTTTAGCTGTTCAATCTCTTTTCTGATCACTGGATTCTTCATAAGCCTGCTTCCTAATACTGCAGCAGATGCATAAGTACATCCTGGATAAGCTTTCATGTAAGCTTTCGTGTAATTAAACATCCTAGATTGATACAAACAAAAAAGCTGCTGCTGATCGGTAAGTTCATCGTTGATCGCGACTTGACTTACGTCCTCTGCAACGGCTTCTTTTTTGTGTGCACCCTTTTTATTTTGTGTGCACCCCTTTTGGATGCATTCTGTCTTTTTATCTCTCGACCATGCGTATCGTTTCTTCCATGACTTTACAGTGTTGATCGAGACTCCATACTTGGCAGCAATGTCTTTATATTTCATTCCCACTACATAGTCGGCTTCTGCAAGTATGTAGTTTTTTTCTTCACTCAAACATTACCACCTTCTTTCTTATTTCTTAAATGGACCACCAGGGACTCGAACCCTGGACTGTTCATCGGTTATAAGCCGACCGCTCTCCCTGCTGAGCTAGTGGTCCTTAAATTTATGTACGAAAAAA